TGAGTAAAAATATTAAAAAGATAATAGCACAGGAATATATTAAATGTGCAAAGGATCCGGCCTACTTCATGAAGAAGTATTGCCATATTCAACACCCAACTAGAGGTAGGATCTTATTTAATCTTTATCCATTTCAAGATAAAATATTACATTTATTTAGAGATAATGATTATATTATTACTCTAAAATCTAGACAGCTTGGTATATCTACTTTAGCTGCTGCTTATAGTTTATGGCTAATGCTATTTCATAAAGATAAAAATATACTTGCTTTAGCAACAACTCAAGCAACTGCTAGAAACCTAGTAACTAAAGTAATCTTTATGTATGATGAGTTGCCTAAATGGTTAAAATTACCATCAGTTGAAAAAAATAAACTATCTTTAAGATTAAAAAACGGTTCAAAAGTACAAGCTAAATCATCATCACCTGATGCTGCAAGATCAGAAGCGGTATCGTTACTATTAATGGATGAGGCTGCTTTTATAGATAACGTAGAGGAAACATTTACTGCAGCTCAACAAACATTAGCTACTGGTGGCCAGTGTATGGCTTTATCAACTCCTAATGGTATTGGTAACTGGTTTCACCAAACATGGGAAAAAGCAGAAACAGGAGAAAATAGTTTTATACCTATTAGATTACCTTGGACAGTGCATCCTGAACGAGATCAAAAATGGAGAGACATACAAGATGCAGACTTAGGTCCTCGTATGGCAGGTCAAGAGTGTGATTGTGACTTTTTAAGTTCTGGTGATACTGTATTTGAACCGGAAGATATGAGTTACTATGAAGAAACTTATCAAAAAGATCCTTTAGAAAGAAGAGGTGTAGATGGTAATTTATGGATATGGGAAGGAGTAGACTATAGTAAGTCGTATATGGTTGTAGCAGATGTTGCTAGAGGTGATTCTACTGACTATTCAGCATTTCATATTTTTGATATAGAAGGATGTAGCCAGGTAGCTGAGTATAAAGGTAAAATAGCACCTGGAGATTTTGGTAATATGCTAGTTGGAATAGCAGCAGAATATAATGAAGCATTATTAGTAGTAGAAAACGCTAATATAGGATGGGCTACAATAGAAAAAATAATGGAAAGAGAATATAGAAATTTATATTACTCTCCTAGAAATCATTTAGATACAGTTGAATCATATATGAGTAAATGGGAAAGAGATCAATTAGTTCCTGGTTTTACTATGTCAATGAGAACAAGACCATTGGTTGTAGCTAAAATGATTGAATATATAAGAGAACATTCAGTTACTATACAATCAAAAAGATTGATGGGTGAGATGAGAGTTTTCATATGGAAGAACGGTAAAGCACAAGCACAGGATAGATATAATGATGATTTAATAATGTCATGTGCGACAGCATTATACGTTAGAGATACTGCATTAAAATTACGTCAACAAGGGTTAGATTTGGCTAGAGCTCAACTATCTTCTTTTAACAATTTAAATGCTAGAAACAACGCTGTTATACAAACAGTTGGTATTCAGAGAGAAAATCCTTATATTATAAAGACAGCTGATGGCGAAGAAGACATAAGTTGGTTATTAAAATAGACTATTTATATATATTAAACTAATACCGTAATGGCGGACACTTCACTATTTGGCAGGCTTAGACGATTATTTTCTAATGACGTAGTAATACGTAACATTGGGGGTGATCAACTAAAGGTTGCTGATGTCAATTCAATTCAAAAGACAGGGAAATTTCAAACAAACTCCCTTATCGATAGATTTAACAGACTATATGTATACAATAATAGAAACGTATACAACCCTAATTTAAATTACCAAACCCTTAGAGTTCAACTATACTCTGATTACGAAGCAATGGATTCTGATCCTATTATAGCTTCTGCTTTAGATATAGTTTCAGATGAAGCTACTATCAAAAATGATCAAGGAGAGGTATTATCAGTTAAATCATCAGATGAAAATATTCAAAGAGTATTATACAATCTATTCTATGACGTATTAAACGTTGAGTTTAATTTATGGTCATGGACACGTAATATGCTAAAATACGGAGACTTTTTCCTAAAGCTAGAGATAGCAGAGAAGTTCGGAGTATATAACGTGTTACCTTATACGGTTTATAACATTATCAGACATGAAGGATATGATCCTGAAAATCCTAACGAAGTAAGATTCGAATTAGAGATAGACGGTATTGCAGCAGCGTCTGATCCTATGGTTACTAAAAAACCTAATAAGCAAAATATAACTTTTGATAACTATGAAGTTGCTCACTTTAGATTATTATCAGATGTTACTTATTTACCTTATGGTAGATCTTATTTAGAACCAGCTAGAAAGATATTTAAACAGACTAACTTAATGGAAGATGCGATGTTAATTCATCGTATAATGAGAGCACCTGAAAAGAGAATGTTCTACATTAATGTTGGTTCTATTCCACCAAATGAAGTTGATCAATTCATGCAGAAGACTATAAGTGCTATGAAAAAGACACCTTATATTGGTCAAGATGGAAATTATAACCTTAAGTTTAATATTCAAAATATGATGGAAGATTATTACCTTCCAGTAAGAGGAGGAGATACTTCTACAAGAATAGAAACTACTAAAGGTTTAGATTATGACGGTACTACTGACGTTCAATACTTACAGTCTAAATTATTTGCTGCTTTAAAGATACCAAAAGCTTATTTTGGTTATGAAGGAGACCTACAAGGTAAAGCTACTTTAGCTGCAGAAGATATAAGATTTGCAAGAACAGTAGAAAGAGTTCAAAGAATATTAGAATCTGAACTTACAAAAATAGCATTAATACATTTATACACTCAAGGTTTTACAGGAGAAAGTTTAACTAATTTTGAAATTAGATTATCTACTCCTTCTGTAATATTCGAACAAGAGAAAGTAGCATTACTAAAAGAAAAGGTAGATCTAGCTGCTCAAATGACCGATACTAAAATGTTCTCTACGGATTATATCTACGAAAATATATTCCATATGTCAGAAGATCAGTATATGGAAATGAGAGATTTAGTTAGAGAGGATACGAAAAGAATGTTTAGAAATGCTCAAATTGAAGCAGAAGGTAACGATCCTGCTAAATCTGGTGTTACTTATGGTACACCTCATGATCTAGCATCTATGTACGGTAGAAGATCTGTTGCTACACCAAAAGGTGGAGAACCTGGAGCATTACCTCCTGGTTATTCTGAAGTAGAAGATACTAAAGAGCAAGAATGGGGTCAGCCAGGACCAGAAGGTGGCAGACCAAGAGAAAAAGCTTCAGTCTATGGTACACAAGATAATCCTCTAGGAGGTAGAGATCCTCTAGGGCAACACGGTATGAAAGGTGGTTACCCTTCAGACAATGAAAACGTAATGGAGAACCAATCTACTAACACAATATATCTTCAAAATAAAAACATGCTTAAAAATATCGTTTTTACTAAAAAAGAAGAAGATACATCAGAGTTGCTAAATGAAGACAACATTAAGGATTTAGGTAATTGATGTATATTTATAAATGTAAACGTGTATAATGAAGATAAAACATTCAAAATTCCGTAATACCGGTTTAATTTTTGAGTTACTTGTTAAGCAAATAGCTGCAGACACACTTGATAGAAAGGATTCTGCTGCTGTTAGTATACTTAAAAAGCACTTTACTGGTAGGTCTACACTTGTTAGAGAGTTTAAATTATATGAATTTATACTTAAAAACAAAGGTATAGGTCAGCATAAAGCTGAAACTATATTGTCTACCATTACGGAAATATCAAGAAAGCTTAATAGAAAAACTCTTAAAGAGCAAAAATACGGACTTATAGCAGATATCAAGGAAAACTATAATATAGAAGATTTTTTCTCTATTCAAGTAACAGACTATAAAGCATTAGCTTCACTATACTGTTTATTAGAAGCTCAAAATAATAACGAATTAGTAGACCCTAGTTTATTAGTAAACTTTAAATCTACTTTATTAGAGCACCTTACTACTGAAAAGCAAGATGCAGAAGAAGTAAAAGATACGTTGGTTGAAGAATATTCTAAATACGATAAAGATTTAAAACTTTTAACGTTTAAAATATTATTAGAAAAATTCAACAACAAATATAAAGATCTTTTACCAGAACAAAAGAATATACTTAAAGAATTTATAACTTCAGTAAATTCCCAAACACGTTTACACACCTTAGTTAATGGGGAACTGAAAAATATATCAGAAAGAGTATCTGAGTTATCTGCAAAAGTTAAAGATGAAGTAGTTAAAATTAAGTTAGATGAGGTGTCTAAATCAATAAAACCTCTTTCCAAAAAAGAGAAAATAACTGACAATCACCTTATTAATTTAATGCAATATTACGACCTAGTTAAGGAATTAAAAACTCTTTAATATGAAAAAATCTGAACTCGTTCAGTTGGTTAGGGAAGTAATGCAGGAGTTAGAAGAAGCTAACACTACTAATGTAGGAGGAGCATCATTTACACCTGGACAAGGAGCACAGTATGCAACACCTAATTTTTTAGGTAAAGCTACAAGAGCTAAAAAGACATTGAAAAAAATTGGATATAAACAGGTTAGTCGTCCTAAACGACCATCAAATACTAAACTGGTTGACTACTTATGAAAACAGTAACAGAAAAATATAGAGCTATAAAATCAGGTCAGATATCAGAGACCGAGTTTGTTAGACAAATGAGATTAGCACATCCTCAACACATTACACAATTTAACGGATTTGCTGACACAGTACAAATCTTAAAAAATAAAGGATTACTTTTTGAGGAAAAAGAATACGTTACTATCAACATTTCAGATGATTCCGTCAGAAGAGGTATTAGATATGAACTTACTTCAATGGGTATAGATCCATCAGGTAAAGTAACATCTGAAGATTTAGAAAAAGCAAAAAAGAAAGCTACAGATAACGTTGCTAAAGATCCTTTACATTATTATAATCTTTTATCAGGTGAATCTTCTAAGGTAGATAAGCATGACAAGTATCAAGAGGTTAAGAAAAATAACCAAAAGGATACTTTTAATGATATGAAAAAAGCTAACCTTAATGAAGAAGTAATAAAAGAAGGTACTAGAGCATTAATAGGATATGTAAGTGGAGATAGATTAACTACCACTTATAACCATTACGACGGTTATCCTTCTAACTTAGGTAAAGGGCTTATGACTCATTATAACGATGATGAAAAAGCTAAAGAAATTGCAATGAAAGGCTATATAACTGGAATGGACCCTGATACAGGAGATATATCAGCTACTCATAGTGATCCTCCAACTAAGATAAAATTACCTGAAGATGGTGAAGAAATGGCAAGAGAAGTTGCTGAGGAAATCGACGGTATGGGAGCTGATTATGGGTATATCTGGCATGATGAAAGTAATCAATGGCTTACTATCAAGAACACAGGTATACGTTCAATGATAGATCAAATTACTGGTAAAATGGGAGTTGAACCAGAAGTAGAAGAAGATATTATTCCTGCAGAAGAAGCAGTAGTAGAGCCTACTCTTAAAGAAACTTTAGGAGGTATAGTTGCTTTCTTAAAATCTAAAGGAGCTAAAAACGATTCTATAAAAGACTTTATTAAGACTCATAAAGATGATATTCAAGGAATGAGTATGGATGACGTAGAAGATGAGTATAATAACTTTTTATCAGTTAATACAGATTATGTAGATGAATCTGAAGTAGCAGAAAAGAAAGGTAAAGATCATGACAAAGATGGAGACATCGATGGAGATGATTATATGGCTGCTAAAGATAAAGCTATTAAGAAAGCGATGGGTAAAGATAAGCAGTTAAAAGAAGCTGTAAAAAATATCATTACTAGAACTTTATCTGATAACACTATAAACGAAGCTGCTACTAATGATTTAGCTAAAATAGCTGAAGATTATGGAGACTTCGAAGGACTTAAACCAGCTATTATTGCATTACAAAACATCGTTACAGAAATAGAATCTTTCTACGATAAGACAAGAGGTAAGATTCAAAAGATTTATACTGATTTAGGTGAAGTTAGAAACGAAGAAGGATTAAAAGTAGGAGCATTTATTGCACCATCTATAGAAAATGCTTTCAAAAGAGACTTAAGACCTATTACAAAACAGCAATTTCATGGAGGATTAGATATGCCTAAAGTAAAACGTATATCTGAAACAGAAGTTGAAAAGCCTTATACTCAAATGGAGGCTCCAAAAGAAACAGTATTTACACCAGTAAACGAAAAAAATTAATATGGCACAATTATTAGTAGATGTTACACCATTTAAGCCGACTATAAGAGAGTCGAAAACTAGACCTGGAGTATTTGAGGTTGAAGGGGTTATGCAAAGAGCTAAAGCTGAAAATCAAAACGGTAGAGTTTACTCTAAAGATATATTAGTAAGAGAGGCTAAAAAATATGTTGATGAATTTGTTAAAAGAGGAAATGCTTTTGGTGAATTAGATCATCCAGAATCTCCTGTAGTATCGTTAAAGAATGCATCTCATATAGTAAAAGAGCTATATTGGAAGGGAGATGACTTAATGGGTAAAGTAGAACTACTAAATACGCCTGCTGGTAATATTGTTAAAGAAATTATAAAAGCCGGTCACACTATTGGTATTTCATCTAGAGGTACTGGATCAGTTCAACAAACCAACGAAGGTCAATTAGAGGTGCAACCAGATTTTGAATTAGTATGCTGGGACTTTGTATCTAATCCTTCTACTCATGGTGCATTTATGAACCCTATTTCACTTCAAGAGGGTAAAGCTCAAGTATCTAAATACTCAAATTTAGATTCTATTATAAACGATATATTAAGAGCATAATGCAATTATCTAGCATAATATTAGAAAGTGACGAAAAACAACTAGCTCTTCAAATAAAATCAGTTCTTGATAAAGAATTAAAAGATGGAGAGTTAAATGAGTTTGTTGATCCAGTTTCTATATTAAGTTATTTACTATTATCTAATACGGTTATAGACATGTTAGGTAAATATTCTGCTAAAGTATTAAGAAAACTTAACTTAAATAAAGCAGCTGATAAAGCTGATGCTATTCATAATTGGGCTCATAATAACGAAAAAGCAATGGTTAATGTAATTGCTACAGTTATAAAACCTTTCGTTAAAGATGAAGCAAAAAGGCAACAAATTGCTAAAGGATTATTTATTGCAGTATTAGCATCATTAGGAGTTCAGGCAGGTATAGGAGCTTTAGATGCAATACGAGGAGCAGATGTAAGTTCTGCTGCATTAGGTATGACCAAATCAGCACTTAAAGGAAGAGACATTGCTGTTGTAGGAAAAGAAATCTTAAAGTCTATCTCCTAGTTTTCGTAATTAGTATATATTTATATACGAATATGCAGTTACTACTGTATCAAACGAAAAATTAACTTCACATAACGATTTACAATAATCGTTCGAATCACACAACAATTTTATTAAAATGGCAAATAAAGATTTATTCAAGCAAGCTATTGCTGAAGCTAAATCTGTAAGAGAAGCCGCTATTGCTAACGCTAAAGAAGCTTTAGAAGAGACTTTAACTCCTCATCTGAAAGATATGTTAGCTGCTAAACTTCAAGAGATGGAAGATTCCACTGTTGAAGAAGAAGTAGTAAACGAAACTGAAGAAGAAGTTAACGAAGCTCCTGCTAAAGAAGATTCTAAAGATGAAGCTATTGAAGAAGCTCCTAAAAAGGAAGAAGATTCAATGGAAGAAGCTAAAGAAGAAGCAATCGAGGAAGACCTAACAGAAGTAGAACCAGTAGGTGAAGCTGAAGAAGACGAAGCAGAGGATGACTCAGAAGAATCTGAGGACGAAGCTGAAGCAGAAATCGATGACGCTGGCGAAGAAGCTAGTGAAGAGCCAGAAGGTGACGAGGATCTAAAAGACCTTTCAGTTGACCAATTTAAAGATATGATCAGAGATATTATTGCTCAAGAAGTAGGCGGAGACGCTGCTGCTGACGATATGGATGCTGGTGATATTGAAGGAATGGGAGACGAAGCTGGTATGGAAGAGCCTGCAATGGAACCTGAAGCTGGCGAAGGCGAAGAGGAAATCGACCTAGACGAACTTATCGGAGAACTTGAAGCTATTTCTGAAACAGAAGTAGAAGAAGGTAAACATGAAGATGAGAAAGAAATGGAAGAAGGCAAAAAAGAAGACGATATGGACGAAGCTACTGATAAAGTAGAAGAAGACACATCAGTTCAAGTTAATGCAGAATCAGACGGAAAAGACTACAATATTAATAGAGTAGCTGATCTTAAAGAGGCATTAGCAACTATCGAAACTCTTAAGAAAGAGTTAAACGAAGTGAATATTCTTAACGCTAAATTACTCTACGTAAATAAAATCTTTAAGGCTAACAACCTTACTGAGTCTCAAAAAGTAAACGTTATTGCTGCTTTCGATAAGGCAGAAACAGTTAAAGAAGTCAAATTAGTCTTCGAAACTGTAGTTGATAATGTAGGTACTAAAAAAGAGACTACAATTAAAGAACACAAAGGATCAGCATCAAAAGCAACTGGAACGACAGCTAGTAAACCAGAAGTAATCGCTGAAGTATCTGATGCTGTTCGAAGAATGCAAAAATTAGCTGGTATAATTAAATAATTTTAAATATAGACTTAATCATGGAAATTAAAAATTTGTTAGAGGGATCTAACCAATCTTACAAAAACATGCAAGAAGATTCTGCTAAGTTAGCTGAAAAGTGGGCTGCATCAGGATTGCTAGAAGGATTAGAAGGTAAGCACGCTGGTAACATGGCGATGGTACTTGAAAATCAAGCTAAGCAAATCGTAGCTGAGGCTAACACTACAGGTACTGGTGGTACTTTTACCGCTGGTCAAGGTGAGCAGTGGGCAGGTGTTGCATTACCATTAGTAAGAAAGGTATTCGCTCAAATCTCTGCACAGGACTTTGTTTCTGTTCAGCCAATGAATCTACCTTCAGGTCTTGTATTCTATCTAGATTTCAAATATGGAGATACTAGAAATGGAAGAACTGACGGAGATAACATGTACGGTAACGTAACTGAAGCTTCTACAAAAATGACTAAAGATGCTGACCCATCTGGAGGTCTTTATGGAGCTGGACAGTTTGGTTACTCAATCAATTCATCATCTAAAGCTTTTACATCAGTAGGTACTGGTTCAACAGCACTAGCTGACGTTGGGTATGACCCAGTGAAGCAAGTAGCACACAAAAAAGTAACTACAACTTTTGTTAACAATGACAAAATTGACGCAAAAGGAGTTAGAGCATTTAGATTAATATCTGCTTCTGTAGATATCACAACTAACCCAGAATTAACATCTGTATCTGGTAACGCTGTATCATTCTTAGTTAACACTGGTTCTTACAATGTTAACGATAGTGATGACTATACAGTAGTATTCCACCAACAGCCAACTGACAACGACAGAGGAGACTTTGAAGCTGGATCAGGAAGAGCAGTGGATACTTCAATCGTTATTCCAGAAATAGACGTAACTCTTGCATCTGAGGCTATCGTTGCTAAGACTAGAAAGTTAAAAGCACAATGGACTCCAGAATTTGCTCAAGATCTTAACGCATATCACTCTGTAGACGCAGAAGCTGAGTTAACTTCACTATTAAGTGAGTATATCTCAATGGAAATCGATCTAGAGATTTTAGATATGTTGATCGTTGATGCTAATACAACTGAAAGATGGTCAGCTGAGAACAATAAGATCTATCAAGGAGCTTCTTGGACTACTTCAACATCTGACTTCTACAACACTCAAGGGCAGTGGTTCCAAACTTTAGGTACTAAGATTCAAAAAGTATCTAATAAAATTCACCAGAAAACGTTAAGAGGTGGTGCTAATTTCTTAGTAGTATCTCCAACTGTTGCTACAATCCTAGAATCTATTCCTGGATATGCAGCTGCTACAAATGGTGATCAAGACCAATTTGCAATGGGCGTACAAAAAGTTGGTGCATTAAACAACAGATTCCAGGTTTACAAGAACCCTTATATGACTGAGAACATCGTTCTTATGGGATATAGAGGATCTCAATTCCTAGAAGCTGGTGCAGTTTATGCTCCTTACGTACCATTAATGATGACTCCTTTAGTATACGATCCAGAAACCTTCACTCCTAGAAAAGGTTTAATGACTAGATATGCTAAGAAGATGATCAGACCTGAATTCTACGGAAAAATTGATATTATTGATTTAGATACTATCTAATATTTCTTTTAGAATTTATATATTAAGAGAGGCCTTCGGGCCTCTTTTTTTGTTACTATTTATATGTAAACTAGTTTAAATGGCTGATATCGCAATTTGGGGAGGTAGTTCTACGTTTACTACCGGTTCAACACCTTTTGGATTTTACGACACTGATTCAGAGTTTCAAACTGATGCAGATAAAGTTGCTAAGTTTGCTGCTAGCAGATTAGGATTTCCTTTGATGGATGTTGAGTTGGATAGCGGATCTTTTTATACTTGCTTTGAAGAAGCAATAACTACTTATGGTAATGAAGTATTTCAATATAAAATAAAAGAAAATTACCTTAATTTAGAAGGATCAACTACAGGTAGTAGTTTAAATAATAAACTATTAGACCCATCACTAACAAGAATAGTAAAAATATCTAAACACTACGGTACTGAAGCCGGTGTTGGAGGTAACGTAACAAAATATACTGGATCTTTAGCATTAAGTGCTTCTCAACAACTATATAACTTAGATACTTGGGCAACAGATAATAGTATTACAGGAGGAATAGAGATAAGAAAAGTATTTTACGAAGCTCCACCTGCTATACAACGTTACTTTGACCCATATGCTGGTACAGGAACAGGTATACAGTCATTAATGTCAGCATTTGACTTCGGTTCATTTAGTCCAGGTATTAATTTTATGATGATGCCTATATCTTACGATGTAGCATTACTACAAGGTATAGAATTTAACGATCAAATACGTAAATCATCATATTCTTTCGAAATAGTTAATAATCAATTAAGAATATTCCCAGTACCAACAGCAACTGGTAGTCTTTACTTTGAATATTATAAAGAAGAAGATAAAAATAAAGCTAATTTCGATACAAGTGTTAATAAAATAACTAATATAGCTGAAGTACCTTATGATAATCCAACTTACTCACACATAAACAGTGTAGGAAGACAGTGGATATTTAGATACACGTTAGCACTAGCTAAAGAAATGTTAGCATACGTGAGAGGTAAGTACGGAACTGTACCTATTCCAGGTTCTGAAGCAACTTTAAACCAAGCAGACCTACTCGCAGATGCAAGAACTGAAAAAACCGACCTTATTACAAGTTTAAGAGAGATGTTAGATGCTACTTCAAGGGGTGCTCAATTAGAAGCACAAGCAAAAGAAGCAGAAGACGTTCAAAACACGTTAAAATCAGTTCCAATGACTATATATGTAGGTTAATGAAGTTAATTCCACTAATATTAGAGATAGAGTACAGAACCTACGAAGCTATGGTTAAAGTAACCTATGGCGAAGAAGGAGCTAAAGGGTATGATGATGCCTTACGTGCTTTACCTGGTGTAACAACTATCACTATAGCTTCAGAAGATAGTGAATCAAGCTTAGCAACATATAAAGTTAAGTTAATCAGTCAAAAAGAGCCTATAGAGGCTTTTAAATCATTTAAAGATAACGCAACCACTAAATATAGTAACATAGTCAACATAGAGGTTGGGGAACAAACAATAGAAGAGAAATAATGTTATTCGGATCAAGTAGAGACTTTAATTTAATGACTAAACTTAGTCGTGAACTCATCAGAGATGTAGTTGAGCAAGAGATCCTATACCATAAGATAAGTTTAGAAGATACAGACGTTAATTTATACGGAGAAGCAATGCAGAAGTCGTATTTTAATGCTGTAAAACTAAATTGTTTAATAACTAGAGGTGATCAAGTCATAGATATACAAGAATTTGGTCCAGACTTAGGTAGAGAAGCGTCATTTGCGTTTATTAGAAAGGATCTCCTTGAAGCTAACGTAGTAGCAGAGGTAGGAGACATATTAGAATGGCATAATGACTTTTACGAGGTAGATACAGTAAGAGAAAATCAATTATTCTTAGGAAGAGACAGTGGATACAATTTAGCATCATATGCTAACAACTTTGGATCGTCTGCATCAATAATTGTTGATTGTCACTTAACTAGAGCCGATAGAGTAGGTATAAGTGAAGTAGTATATAGATAATATGGCAGGAAATAAACCAATACCACAGTACGAAGTACAAAATAACCTTCAAGATAGGGGATTACAAGTATCTAGAGACAACGATACTGTACAAACTATAACTGTAGGCGTTAAAGACATTGATGAAGCTATTTTTTATTACTTTAATCAAGTACTTAAACCACAAATTACTCAAAATGGTAATCTAATTAACGTACCTTTAGTGTATGCTTCACCAGAAAGATGGGCAGCTATGCAGAAAGATGGATATTACCGTGATAAAAATGGTAAAATGCAAGCTCCTCTAATTACATTCAGAAGAGATAATATAGAAAAGAATAGAAACTTAGGTAATAAGTTAGATGGTAACAATCCACAAAACTTCGGTATATTTACAAAGAAGTATTCACGTAAAAATGCATATGATAGGTTTAGTATCTTAAATAATAGAATAAAAGACACTGAAATGTATGCTGTTGCCATACCAGACTACGTTAATATCACATATAGTAGTGTTATATTTACAGACTATATGGAACAAAACAATAAAATAATAGAGGGTATAAATTTTGCATCAGATTCATATTGGGGAGATGTTAATAAATACAAATTTAGAGCTATGATAGATAACTACACCACGGCTACTGAACTAGTACAAGGTAATGATAGAATAGTTAAAACTGAATTTAGTATTAAATTATTAGGTTACATAATTACTGACACAATTAATGCTATTAATTTTAATCCTAAGAAAATGTATAGTAAGTCTTCTATAAAAATTACGAGCGAAACAGAAAATAAAGCTACGTGAACTGCTATTTATTAGTAGAAAAGGTTGTCTTAATAGGAATAAAAAAGTAAGAGAGGTAAATGACTACTTTTTCAAGTGAATTATCCGGATCGTTAGTATTTGCATCCGGTAGTCAGGTTCAGGCTAGGATTGTGCCACATACAGCATCGTTAAGTATAACTGGTGCACTACATATATCCGGTTCGGATTTAACTGTCGATGGCACCTCTGTACTTGCTCGTCTATCAAATTTAGAATCAGGCGCTCCAAGTAATTCGGCATCATTAGGACCTCTTAATAGAGCAACTGGCTCTTTACAAACTTTTACAGCATCTATACAATCTGAAGTAGATGCAATCAAAATAACAACAGCTTCATTAACATCTTCAATAGAAACATTAACCTCTCAAGTTTCTTCGTTAACATCTGTTACAGGTTCGTATGTAAATACGTCTTCTCAATACTTTTCTGAATCAGCTCAAATATCTGCATCTGGTTTTCTTACCTCTCAATCAGCTGCAGCATTAGGATTCAGTAATGAAAACGTAACTTCTGGTACTATATCAGGTTCGCAACAGATAGAAGACTTAGGTTTCATAACAGCTTCAACTTCTGCTTCATATGTTTCAGCTTCTAATGTAGATGGTAGAGTAGATAGTGCTTCTATAGCTACTACAGCTCAAACAGCATCGTTTATATCTGATACTTTTATATCAGCATCAGCTGCAGCAGCAGGATTTGGTACACAAACAACTGTTCCAGCAGGTACTATATCAGGATCAGCTCAGTTAGATGATTTAGGTTTCATTACCTCATCTATATCATCATCTTTTGCTAGTACTGCATCATTTATTAGTGATACCTTTATATCATCTTCTGCAGTTAGAAGTGGATTCGGAGGATCGTCTACTAGTACAGGTAGTTTATTAACAACTGCTTCAGTTTCTAGCAATACTATAACATTTACCAAAGGAGATGATAGTACTTTTGCAGTAACTGTAGCAACTGGTTCAGGAGGTGATGTTACTTACGATGGAAATAGAATTATATCTCAAGATAAGTTACCATCATTGTTTACAGCATCTTTTAATCCAGGTACTTCTGGTAGTGTTCAAGATTTTTTAAATGCAGTCTTTTATCCTAACTCAGCTCCTACTATTAGCACAGGTAATCAAACGGTAACTGAGTTTACTACATCAGGATCAGCTATAGTTACAGTAGCAGGATCAGATCCAGAGGGTCAAACACTTACTTTTGGCACTTCTTCTGCTTATACTGACGATTTTGTAAGAGTATCTGGTAGTGGTGAAATGACTCTTAATGTATTAGCTACTGGGTCAATGAATACTGCTGATAGAGGTGATGGAGAAAATGCTCACCCAATAATTTTAAGAGCAGTTGATAGTTTTGGTACTCCAACTACAAAAACAATTTATTTAACAGTTAGTTTAAACAGTGCACCACAGTTTAGAGAAACTTCTGCAGCTGGAAACGTTATAACAACATTTAGTTCTTCAAGAAATGAAAGTGCAGTAGCAGAAGAAGTAACTAAAATATACTTTACTGATGCTGATAGTGATGCTATTACTATTACTTCACAATCTGACGCTAATGACCACTTTATATTTACAAGAACAGGTTCATACGTTAGATTACTACAAAATACTGGTTCGTTAGATTACGAAACAACCTCTTCTTATAGTTTATCATTAACTGCCTCAGATGAACACTTTATAGCTGGTGTAGATGGTAATTCGTTTACTACTTTACCTGTAACTATAAGTGTAGTAGATAATGCAGCTCCAACATTTAATAACCAGACTATTACAGGAGTATCAGAAAGTGTAGCTTCAGGTACTTCAGCAGGAACAGCTACTGCATCCGATGCAGAAAGTAATACATTAACTTTTGTTTCGTTTACTTTAGCTGGATTAAAATTAGATGGTAGTAATGTATCTACTGGTTCATATGGAGGTTCTGGTAAAACTGACCCAACGGAAGATGCTTTTCAAATGGCATCAAATGGAAACGTAACTTTAAAAGTAGGAGCTTATCTTAACTCTGATTTAATAAATGCTTATGTGTATAGTGCTTCAGTTTCTGATCCTTATAACAGTTATAGTAATGCAACGGTTACTATACCAGTAGCTGATGACGCAGCTCCAACTATTACAAGTCCTAGTAACTTATATGTAATAGAGTCTGCAACTTCTGGAGATGGTGTTAAAACTAATTCAGATGGTTATTCAGGTACCAATGCTCAATTTACTGCCGACCAAGCAGTTACTTGGTCTATTTCATCATCTGCAATCTTTAGTATAAACTCTTCTGGTTACGTTTCTTTAGGAAGTAACATTTCAGGTTCAGTATATGATGGAGGAACTCAAATAAACGGAAGTGTAACAGCAAGTAATGGATTTGGTACTCCATCTCAAACTACTTTTATAGTTAATGTTACTGATAACGTTGCACCAACAATAACTTTCACCAACACAGCAGCTAATTTAAATACTAATGGTGCAAGAAGTGGTTCAACTATTAATACAATATCATTTAGTGACTCAGAAGGAGATAATGTCGATATGACTTCTTTTGCTTTTACCGATCCATCTGGTCAACTAAACACAATACAAGCAGGAGGTACTTTTTTAGTACAAGCTAAAAATATTTTAAGTGCTTCTGTTTATGGAATTACCGCATCAATAGATGACGATCAATCATTTGCAACTAGAACATCTAATCATGCAATGACTATAGCAGCAGCTCCAATAGGTTCTGCTTCTAATAACGGTAGTTTCTTTATTATCGAATCTGCAGTAAGTGGAGCTAATGTAGTTATCAACACTGACGGTAGAACAGGTACACAAGGAGATTTAGATATAAGTTACAGTCCTCAATACAATAGTGCAGCAGTACAGTCATTTACCTCATCAAACTCTGCAATATCAATTGATAGTTCAGGAGGACTTACTTTAAATTCTAACCTTAGTGGATCTTCTACTAGTTCAGGTGATACTATTTCATCAACGATTACCTACCAGGATCAATTTAGTAATGTTGGTTCTAGTAGTATTAATGTAAGTGTAGCGTTGAATTCTCTGCCTACTGCATCTTTTACAGATCAATCTAGTAAACTAAATACCAATTTAGGTATATCAGGAGTTACATTAGTATCGGCAAGTATAACAGATGTCGAAACTGATACTCCTTATAGTGCTAGTCTATCTGGTGTGAGTGCATCTGCATTCAATATTCAATTTAATAATTCTAATTCATCTTCATTTGAAATAAAAGCAGCTAATAATCTTACTGCAGGTTCATATCCATACACAGCTAGTGTATTTGATAACTTTGGTAAAAGTAATGTTTATGGTAGAACTATTACAATTGCAGCAGCTGATATTGGAACATTAGGTACTAATGGTACATTTTATATTATAGAATCAGCTGGTAACAGTAACACTATTAGATTAGATTCTAATGGTAGAACTGGTACACAAGGTGA